ATGGCAGATTATGTAACTCAAACAAGTGACAAGAAGAAAAGTACAGCACTTATCCTGTGTTGTCTTGGATTCATTGGAATTGGTGGAATTCATCAATTTTATGTTGGCAACATAGGAAAAGGCATTTTGTATTTATTTACAGGCGGTCTTTTCTTTATTGGAACAGTGGTTGACCTTATTAAAATTGCAACAGGTGGTTTCAAGGATAATGTTGGCGCACCACTAAGACAGTAACTTCAACAAAAGGGGGATATTCATTCTATCCCCTTTTCTATGAAATCAAAAAAGAAGGGCAGGAATAAAACCTGCCCTTTCTCTTTACTGTGCCTTTTCCAAATCTTGAATCCTGTGATTGATCACCTTGATCTGTTCTTCCATGACCGGAACACGCTGTGCAAAATTATTGTGTTCACGGACTTCCCTTGTCAGTTCATCAATCTTACAATCTGTCACCGCTTGTGATGTCTCCAACTGATGCTCTATTTTCTTGTTGCTGTTGCTGTTAGTGATGATCACACCAACCAATGAAAGGACACCAACTGTTATTGATGCCCCGGCTGCAATAAGTGCTTCCATGTTTCTTTTGTTCCTTCCCTTCTTTTTTTTAATATTAAAAAAACTGCTCCAAAGAAGCAGTTTCAAAATATATCAGATTTTCCCTTTTGTAATTATGAATCATACTGAATAAAAAATGCTTTGACTTTTCCTAATTCCATATGTTTTCCTTCCTTTCTCTTGCTTATGCATCAAATTCCACAAGCCATTTGTTGTCTGTTGCGCTGTAAGATACTGCTCTAATATATACCTTACCGTTCATGTCGATATATTTTGAGTTGACATCTGTAGCATCTATACGTGAGATATAAGCATATGGGAAAATTACCTGTGCTGTTGTAAACATCATTGGACACATTGTCAATATACCATTTCCAATTGAAATAGAACCTCTACTGATAGTATCAATCGTACCATCTGCTAAGAGACAACTTCCGGCATTGGTTGTTCCTTTATGATTGATCAGGAATCCTTTGTGTTCTTCTTTCTCTCCTAATTTTCTATAGACGGAATATGCACAGTTTATTCTTGGAACCTCATTCGTTTTTGAGAATCCGAATACAACACTATTTGCATCTTTCTTATAATAAAGTACGCATTGCTGCGTTGTTGAAATGCCTGAAGCCGAAAAATAAAATCCTGCTGTATCATGAGACCCATTTGCATATAAATACCCAAAAACAGCATCCTTGTTCTGTTTTACACAAATCAATACACCATTCTGTGTGTCCTCCCCTGCATGAATCAGATAATAATAAGGATAGTTTGTATCAGCTGATTCAAGCTGTGTAACATTCAGACCAAGTGCAGCACTTACCTTTTCTATATCAAAGTCAAACTGATACACTGTTTCGCCTGTTGAATTTACAACCGCTTTCGTCAGATATAAATAATTAAGTCCCATTATTGTAGACATGTTCTATCTCCTTTCCGTTATTCCGCTGTTTGTACAGGTGCAGCCTGCAGATCATAATAAGCAGCCAAACCACCTACCCCTGTGCCACCGTAAGTAATATTTCCACTCGTTTTTGTTTCACTTTTACTTGTATAATAAATTATGATATTTACATCTTTACTTGCAACAGCAGTGAATGTGTACCATGCTAACACCTTTACAAACCAATTATTCCCTACTCTAAATGGCAGGACAATGTGAGCTTCCGTATCTGTACAAATAGCAGATACAACAACATCCGGATTACTGATTTCAATAGCTGAAATACCTTGTGCAGTGGTTGTTATTTTCATACTTTTGGATAAAAGTTGCTGATTTTTTTCATTTACTGCATTTAATCCACCTGTTATGGTTCCATCACCAATACCTGATATGTCATTTTCTCCAATCTTATCCAAATACTTTTTAAATTCTGTTGTGATCACCTTATTTTCAACAGGATTTGTACTTGTTTCAGATAGTTCGGAATCGATAGAAACACTCCCGCCTGAGCTGGTTGTTTCACCCCAACCAGTCCATGTTCCATGATAATATTTTCTGAAGTATTGCTTTCCATTCGTAAAATCTATTGCATACTGATAATTTGCAGCACTTGTAGATCCAGCTATACTGTTCAACAGAATACCGCCACCGAATCCATCAGGCAGATTATTTGTCTCTGCTGATCCATTCACAAAATAGATAGCCTTATAATCAGTAAGCAAATCACAATCGATACTTGAAATGCTCAAATAATTTTGTGTCTGTGCGCAATCCTTAATCAAGTTAAATACAAGTGCGAAATTGTTGTTCATAATGCTTGCATAGGACGCTATAACTTCTGTTAATTCCTCAGTTGTTGTAAAAGTCAATGTTCCGGTCTTTCCACGTTCATATTTGATAAGTGTTTCAAGACTTGTATCCATTTTATTTTCAAGAGCTTCATTCACGATTTTGTTCTGCACAGGATTTTCGCTTGTAGCAGACAGCTCAGTATCTACAGCGATTTCACTTGCCGTAGGTGCATAAAGGATTATTTCTGTTCCATCAATCGTTATCTTGCCTATCTGTGTACCCTCTTTCAGTGTAGCTTCTGCTGTTACAGTGCTTCCGCTACCACCGCCACCAGTAGGCGCATATAACTGATAGGTAGTGCCATCAACCGTGATCTCCGCAATGTTCGTTCCTTCTGTTGTCTTTGGCATTACTGATACACTGCTGCCACCTGCTGATGCAGCAGGTGCATAAACATCAAATGAATAGTTTCCGAAAGTCAGGGTTCCCACCTTGGTGCCTTCCGAAATCTCAGACGTATATCTGACCATTGGCGTATATATGCGATAATCAACGTCATTTATTCGAATTGTAGCTATATATACTCCCGTAGAGTTACCTATGTTTGCAGATACAGATGATATGGCATTATTTGCAAGATACTCTTCGATTGCAAGCAGTGCATCCGTTTCTGCATTCTTAATATTGGCTGTGACAGGTGTACTTGTATCCGGTCTGTCCTTATATCCATTTGCATATGGTTTCGTGAATTTTTTCGTATAATTTGCCATTTGTATCTCCTTTTTATAATTTTCCCTCATCTATTGTTGGATTGATAAAATCGACTATTTCAAGCGTTTCTTGTGATATCCTGACTATATACAATCCGTTTGGTAGATCTTGATACATGTATCTTAAATAAACTGCTGCGCATATGTATTCTTCATTCCCAAACACACCGCAAAAATGTGTGATGTTCCTAAGTGGTGCAATGTCAATTTTGTTTAGCTGTCCGTCTTTGTACACACCTATTTTTAAATTAGATGTTTCGCTGCTGCTCAAACCAGAATAGTTTGAATAGATAACAACAGAATTACCTATTTTTTTTACATTTTTAAAAGTACCCAATACTGAAGTACCTACAGTAAATAGTGCTTTTATGCCGATGCCATCAAAAGCATATACTGCCATTTTATAACCTGATTCATAATATCTTCCTGTCATATAAACAGCATCATCTGTGACATAGTAAGATCTACAATAAGTATCACTAACTATCTGTGAGATACTAAAAGATGATCCATGAGATAAGGAACAAACCGGATGGCTGTCTCCATACACAAAGATGCTGTCTAACCTCTGACTTGTATTTGCGTCAGACCATCCAAAAACATACACATTATTTTTAAATACAAATGCCGGATACTCAACTATATTTCCGGTTGTATTCAACGACACAAGATTAGATCCCTTAATCATCAAAATTTCTTCTGCAACAGTTTCATCCGATACATTCCTTTGCACAAAATAGTATCTTGGATAATCTGAATCCGAATCATCTCCTGTTACAGTTGCCTTTGTAGTGTCATAATAATATTTTTCATCTACGGCAAACTTCATTTCTGTCTTTCCATCTGTTGTTTTCAAGAAATAACAAGGAAACTTCGGTTTTTTTTCATCTGTGTAAACAATTTGTGATTTACCCTCTGAATCAACAGAAACAACTGCAGTTTTGATACTTTTAGTTGTTTTTATATAGCATAGAAATCCATTTTCACCCACATCACGCATATAAACTGTTTTATCATCATTAAATTCTGCAACATTTGCTATTGGAATAAGCTTATTTTTTTCTGCATCATATGTACATATATACCATCTATCATGTAAAGCACCTTCCCAATCATTACTTCTCAAATTTGCAAAGCAATATATTGTGTCTTTGTACTCTATAAAAGAATAGAATTCTGCTAATCTCAATGATGCTGATTTCAGCTTCTCCCAAATAAGCTGCCCTCCAAGGTACATCTTGTCATGGTAATGCCCCTGATAATATATTTCCTTGTGCTTATTCCCACGATAATAAATAGTACTTGATTGTTTTCTTGCCATATCATCCCACCGCCCCCTGGATCAGATAGATTGTATTGGCATCCGGGCTTGCCGGAAGTGCTGTGACTGATTCAACCTTCAATCCTGTTTCCGCTGCATCTTCCAGACTTTTGATCCTTTCATCCTGCTTATCTGTCTTTTCCTTCAGCGAAGCCGTTGACACATCTTCCCGGATACCAAGATCAGACACAAACCGTCTCTGCTTTTCTTCTCCCTGCGCTGTCAGGGTATCTGTCAGAGACTGGATCCCCTTCAGCGTTCTCGAAAGCACATAAAAACTTTTCAGGACAAATACATCCTTTTTCTGCTTGTCAGATTGCTCAAAATCATATACATATATTTGCACCGGATCCCCGACCTCCAAGAATGGTAGTCCTGTACACTCTGCTGTGAACGGTGTATAGGTCACACCTTGTACCTTATTCAGGATGGCTGTGGCAATCTCTCTTTTTTCTTCTGTAGTGGTGCCAAGCGTAAAGCGGTTTCCCTGTGTTATGTATTTGTATTTCTTATCAGATCCGGCATATCCGGCTTTTGTATCTTCCGACTGTCTGACATATACCTTGGTGATCCCATGTACGTCATAATCTTCATAGGTGACGCTTTTATAGGATGGATAGAAGGTCGAATCTGTAATGATATCCGTAACGCCGATTCCCGGTACAAACGGCAGATACAGTCCATTCGTCTTATCATCCGGATCCACGCCGGGATATGCACCATCATCTTCATCCTCCACGCCTAAACGTCTGTAGTCCATTTCTCCATTTCTGTTTATGATGCCAAACACACCATTGATCTGGCAGATCGCTTTGATCAGATCAAGAGCATAGATCTTTTCCTGCTCTTCTTCATCAGCATCTTCCTCATTGTTATCTACAACATTTACAAGCTGCTTGATGGAAAAACTGTCATTTGCCAGTGTCCGCTTTTTCTGCGCAATCCCCAGGAACACAAACAGGTCATTCCGGAACTTCTTAACAGTCAGTTTTTTCCCCATTTTCAGATAAGCCACCTGTGTCCGGAACCACGATGTGACATCCTCATCTGCAAGACTGTACATCATGTCATATGCTATTATCTCTTTCGATCTCTTGTTTCCTGTCCGGTTGTCTGAATCTACAATGCCACTAAACAGCTTTACAGGCTTATCGGATGTTGAATCAGTGTATATAGATACTTCTATTTTCTTCCCCTTCAGCTTTTTCTTGATGCTGCTGATCTGAAGCTTGAATTGTGAAGCAATGCATCCAACAAATTCAATGCTTTCCTGATCCAGAATAGCTTCATTTATTTCCATAGATTCCTTTTTGATCTGACTGTGTTTTAATGTCAGATTGATCTCCGGAAAAGTAACTACAAGATGTTTGTTCTCACTTTCATCAAAATATGCGCTTTTTACTTTATTCCCTACTTTCAGCATATGATCACCTTAACATTCCGTAAGCTGTATTTCTGTTTCACTGTAGTTGATAGAATTCCCGGCTGCATTGTCATGAGAAAATGTTACTTCCTTCATCCTGAAAGTACCTGATATATATGACTGTGCTTGATCATCATAATATTCAACAGGCACTTTCAGTGTTTTTGCTGTCAGGCTTGCAAAAGCAGCATGTTCTGACAACTTGTGCTTTCTCAATCGGAAAGTAATAGTTACACGCTTATTTTGCATAGCAACAACATGTTCCACATCATCAGCATCATTCCAAGAATCAATGATTCTATCAGCTTTTTTCAATGAATAGCTACCTTTCGCTATCATCAAATTAGAAACTGTAATTCCGTTTATTTTTATTCTGTATCCTTCATACATCTTGACCACCTGTTATGCAAATGCTGACTGACCGCCATGCATTTTTTTGAATTCGTTATTTTTTAAGACAACATTTTTGAACATTGCATTTGTATCAGCATCAATACCAAGCAGCAAATTCAAGCCATAGTTTTTCATGACATAGATCAGTGCTTCTACAATCGTGCTGTACAGATCTTCTTTTGAAATTCCGTTTGACGATACAGCACCTTTGATCATTCCCATAAGAGTATCCGTACCGCTGACCACTTCTGATCCGGCTTCACCACCTGCCATGATCTGACCCGATCTGTTGATTCCGAATGCTGTCGGCTGATCCATGATCATAGGATCATCCATAGCTTTCTTGTACCAGTCAATACTGAAATGTGGTACTTCTGGTGGATTCAGACTGAACTTTCCTTCCATTTTCGGATGTGGCATCTTCAGGTTTGGTAACGACCATTCAAAGTGAAAGAATGATTTTATTTTTTCAATTGCATTACCAACTATGTTTTTTGCATTTTCAAAGATTTCCCCAAACTTGTCTTTTATTTTGCCAAGCGTATTGAATACAGCGTTTTTTGCAGCATCTATACCATTAGAAATACTTGTTTTTATACTGTCAAATTTGTTTCCAACAATTTCTTTGAGTTTATTAAAAGCATTAGAAATCGGCTCGCTTATATCATTCCATATATTGACGATTACTGTTTTGATGTTATCAATTGCATTTGAAACAGCATTTTTGATTTCATCCCATACAGGAAGAATGTATTCTTTGCAGTTTTCCCAAATGAATCTGAATGGTAATGTTATTAGTTCATTACCTGCATGAATCAGTTCTGCAATAAACATGATTCCAACCTGTACAGCATTTGTGACAGTATTCCATGCATTTTTAACCACATCACCGATTGATCCAAAAAGATCTCCTATAGCTTTTGTGAAATTTGGAAATGCTTTTGCAAATTCTGCTGCAAGTTCCATGACAATCTGTGGCATTGCTGCAACTAATGCCATCAAAATCTGCGGAAGTGATCCAACGATTCCTGCGACTAACTGTACACCGCCCTTTATCAGCAACGGAAGTAATGCCGGAAGTGCTGCAATAAGCATTTCAATCAATTGTGGCAGTGCGTTTATAATTCCATTGAATATTTCAACAAGTCCTTCTATAAGCTGTGGTAGTACATCAAGCAATATCTGAAGCAGCTGTGGCAGCGCATCCACTACTTGATTCACTAATTCAATAGCACCGCTGACAATAGCCGGAACTAAGTCATTAAGTATTTCAGGAACATGCGGTGCAAGTGATTGAATCAACTTTGAAATTCCCTGCACAATCCTTGGAAGCGTGGCTGTAATTCGTGGGATAAGGTTATCCGCAACGGTAACAACGGAATCAACCAAGTTGCCAAGAAGCGCATCAAAATCTTGATCAGGATCTGCCATGCCTGTCAGGAAGTTTGTCCACGCTGATTGCATCATTCCTATAGATCCCTGAATAGTTGTAGATGCTTCCTTTGCTGTGGTTCCTGTGATGTCCATATTGTCTTGAATAACATGGATTGCTTCAATGATTTTATCGAATGACACATCATTGACTGTATCAGCTGTCACTTCTACTGTGTCACCAAGCACACCGGAATCATTGATAAGCCTTGCCATCTCTGATGCAGTACCACCATAACCAAGTTTCAAGTTGTCAAGCATGGTGTAGTTCTGCTTTGCAAATCCCTGATAAGCATTTTGAATGGAAGCCATATCTGTTCCCATCTTGTTTGCATTGTCGGACATATCAACTATAGCCTGATTTGCAATTTCCGCTGCCTTGTCAGTATCACCGCCCAAACCTTGAAGAAGTGATGCGGAAAAACTTGTAACAGTGTCCATGTACTCATTTGCAGAAAGGCCGGCTGTTTTATATGCATCATTTGCATACTTAACAACTTTATCACTGCTGTCTTTGAATAGAGTTTCAACACCACCAACAAGCTGTTCGTAATTTGAGTATTCACCAATTGCCTGCTTTGTCAAAGCACCTATTCCTGTTGCAACAGCTGCAATTCCTGCGCCTGCGACCGCCCCTACCTTTACAGCTGCGCTTCCTATCTTCCCTAGTGCTTTGCCTAGTTTCCCTTGCGCTCTTTCCGCTTTTCCTGTTGTTTCATCAATGGCATTGTTCGCTTCACTATTTTCAATCGCAACAGTTCCTAAAAGCTTAAATAATTCCATTTTGAAGGGATACCCCCTTTCTTTTTTATATAAAAAACATCCGGTATCCCGAATGTTATGTACTCTTATAGAGGGGAAAAGTTTTTCAAAATCCCCCTTGCTTTCTGTTTTGCATCTTCCACCTGATCATCATTCATTGAGAGTGAAACAGGTTTCTGATTGCTGTTGCTATTACTCAATACATCCTTTTTCCAGTCATTGAAAGATTTGTCTGCCATACTGTGCAGATACATTTCCCACATTTTCTGTTCATTGTCTTTGTCAGCTTCTTCCTGTTTGCGTTTTGCATCCATTTCAAGAATTTCTGCCACAAACTCTCCAAACCGCCCTTGATTGATATACAGGCGCATGAATTCAAGTGGATTGCTGTACCTCGAATACAGCAAATCCATGAATTCATATTCACCTACTAAAGCAATTTGGAAAGCACCTTGAAAAAAGCCGTGTTTTTAACCTCACTGAATGAATCATAGATCATAAGTGGCAGTGTACCGAATTCCATTTCCTTCATATCATCTACTGGGATCCCGGACATGTCTGAATAAAGGTCATATACTTCATTTTCAACCTTCGCAAGATTTCCAATAAGGATGTCTGCAAGATCAAAGGAAGCAAGAATGCCAATCTGCTTAATTGTCTTTTCACCGGAAGCAACCTGAATAAATGCTTCCTTGCAGTCCTTAATACCGATTTTCTTCAGGATCTGAAGCAGCCTGAAAAGATCACTGTCTTTGAATTTCCGCAATGTGTACGGTCTTTCAATCACTTCTTTCACTGCTTCAACAGTTTCTTCAACTGATTCTTCATTTTTTGCTTCTTCAATTGCTTTGCTCATAGGTTATGTTCCTTTCTTATGATGTTTTTTTATTTGGATAGAAAATATAGATAGGCAGTTTGTCAAATACACCGCCTGCAAAGTCTGCTGTTGCCTTGAATGTTGTTGCACACACAGATGTTTCCTTGTTCTTATTATCCAGTTCAAGACCTGAAGAACAGATTGCGTTTTCCATGATTGCAATGATCTCTGTTCCGTCTGTCATAGTTCCCACAAAAGATACATTGTCAAGATAATCACTCAAGTCAATCAGTGACTTTGTTTCGATCTGTGTATAGCCTTTGATCAGACTGTCTACTACCTTGCCGACAATGGCACGTTTAAGGGATTCAACCGTGTGCTGCGCAAGGTTGACTTCCAGTGTGCCTGTTTCACCTGTTTTCTGATTCAGGCCCTTGATTTCTACAACTGCGCCATCTACTTCAATCGGTGTGATCTCCGGGATGATAGAAAGTTTGTTACCGCCATTTGTTGCACCAAGGACATGATCTTCATCATCAGTCCATGCACCAACCACATAATCACCAACAGTAGGTGATGAATAAGTGCTTGCCAAACCAATAAATGAAACACCCGGTGTCAGTTTGCTGATCTGAATAGTTTTATCTGTTTCAACTGTGCCATCTGCCACCACCTGCAACGCGCCTTCCGTTTCATCTTCAACTTTGCTGTAAACATACTTGAAGTTTTTGAAAACGACACCTGCACCAAGCAGGAAATCTTTAGGTGTGTTGCTGTTAATACCTGATTTTCTCATTTCAATTCACACTCCATTCTTTAATTGCTAAGTTTATTTGTATCTTTTTCAAATCCCCAACTACTGAAGGAACCGGGGAACTGTTTGCATAAAAAATAGCCACTGCCGATCCCGAATCAGTAATGACTGTTTTTCCTTCCACCATGGGAAAGTATTCTTTTATTTTCTTCTTTGCTTCTTCTAACACAAGCCGGGCACCACTTGCGCCCCTTGAATGCCCTGTCAGGATGAATGTTGTTTCCTGCATACCATCTTCATTCATTGGCTCTGTTTCCTGATATTCACCTGTGAAATAAGGATAGGCAGGCTTTGAATTCCATTCCATAAATTGATAATTCAATCCCATTTCTGACATTGCATCAGATATGATTTTCAACGCTTCTTCACTCAATCTCCCATCCTCGCTTTCAAAACTTCTTCTGCCCTTCGGATCAATGCTGATTTCAGGGATGTAAAGGCATTAAACAGCGGTCTTTTTGCTGTCTGTCCTTTGGTATAATAGGCTTCAATTCCTTCAGCACGCATCATGGCAACAGTTCTTTTTGCTTCTGACAGTGTGTATTGCTTGCCACCTGTTGAAGATGATGAACCGCCTGAATCTTTCACATATACCCAATAGCCTTTTCTTCCATCACCATGCAGGGCATGTTCACCTGTTCCAAGTTCAGTCCATAAGCTTTGTTCCATGGGATTTCCAACAACCGCTTCCTGTTTTGATTCATCCACAACATATGTCCATTGTCCTTTTTGCTGTGCGTACCATTGGCCGGCCGGCATGTTTCTTTTGGTTTGTGCTTCAAGTTCCCCGGCTGCTTCATAAAGGTATGCTGTCACAGCTTCATTCAGGGCCGCTTTGACCTTCACGCTATTATCCGTAAACTGTACAGACATATTACTGCCCCCCTGCATACTTCAGATAGATTTCAAGCTGCTTGTGCATCTTCATAGGATCATCAATCAGCATTACATCATATATAAGACCATCTTCATCAACAACCCGGCTGTTTTCAGCTTTTATGGATGCATCCAAGGCAACATAATCAGAAACAAAAACATGCGTTGATTCCTGAATCTTTGTATTGAAATTCTGATAACCGCTTTCACCTGATTGCAGGTCAAGCCATCCATGAATTGTCTGCACTGTTTCCCATGCTTTCACACCTTCACCGATTGCATTCTTTGTGGTAGTGCTGATCTGCATCTGAATTGAAGTATTTCCACCAATCATCCTTAAAACCTCGCTTTCATGTAAGGCTTCAAGAACCCTGTCAGGCTCTTTGGATAACCAAGTGCAGAATTGTCACCATCCATATTGAAATACGTCACAGAATGCCTTGAAATCGTTTCTGACTGTATTCCTACTTTCTCACGGTTCTCCAAATCCCACTTCAGCATATTTACAACACCCATCTGCACATCAACCGGATATTCAACCTTTGTCACAAGGACTGTTGATTCATCAAGCAGGTCCTTATCCAGTGTGATCATGTGATCTTCTATTGACTGAATGACATATATCCCATCATTGAAGATTGATTCAGAAATCTGAATAGTATCACCCACTTTAAAATATGGATAATCTGTATACAGCTTTTCAGCCATCACCTGACAGGATGCCCGGATGCCACGTTTCTGAAAATTGTTGTTGGTATGCTTTCTGATCAGGATTTCCAGTGCCTGAAGTTTTGCTTCAAGCACTTCATCCGGTTCAGTCGTTTTGATGAATGTTTTCAGTTTTTCAACGGTCATAATCATATGACATCACCACCTGTTACGCATTAGCAGAACTAATTATGGAAATAATATCATCCTTTTTGGTTGCTTCTCCAAGATCAATATTATGATCTGCTGCATATGTCTTTAATTCATCAACCTTCATACCAGAGAATGGAGAAGTGCTTGTATTCCCATTGCTAACTACTTCAACAGAATATCCTTCGTGCTCCTGAAACCAAGAAGCCATTCTTGCATCTGTTATAACAGCTTCACCGTGTGCGAACTGTACGCCGCCGGCATCAACTCCGCAAAAATCGGGATTGGTAGTAACTTTCACTTTATATTCCATGTTTCTTCACCTTTTCCTTTCAAAAAAAGGGATGCAATCGCATCCCTTTAAAGTTCCATATTTGACTACGCAATCTTGATGTTGCGAAGTACACCTGCATTTGCTGTGTTCTTAAGAACGGTTGCTGCAACCATCTCGACTTCACCCTTCTTAACTGCGCCTGGTTGTGTAAAGTCAGGAACATAAGAAGTGATTGCACTTGATCCGGTCAGTGATGCAGCATGGAATCCTTCGTTTACATCAAACTTAACCGCATAGATGTCGGTTAATCCCGATACAGCTGCGGAAGATGCACCAATATTTCTACTAATGCCTGCCTTAACGCAAGAATTTGCTGTTGCAACTGATTCTGATACAGTATAGTGGTTTCCAAGATCCATGAAGCGAACACCATCCATTGATACTGCTCTCTTTCCAAATGCTTCCTCTGTCTCGGTCTTATAGCCAAGAAGTCTTGCAATGGTCTGTACCTTGCTGATCATGTCGGTATTCATCAGAAGCGCATCTGCATTGGTTTTCTTAATCAGATTCTGAAGCATCTCATAGAACTGATCCATGTTTTCCTTCACTTTTGCCATGTTGGAAAGATCGATTGCAGATCCCTCCCCGGTGTTAAACTCTGAAGTTGTACCTGCAAGCATCTTGTCGAGTCCGTCAAATTCATCCTCTGCTGTTGTGCTGTTTCCATTGATCAGTGTGTAATGGAAAAGAGAAATTGCAGCTTTGATTTTCTCTTCGAACTGATATGCCATGTTGTTATAGCGACCTTCAGCCTGCTTCAGAACACGATCCATCTCGAAAGCGCCGCCGAAAATCTTCAGATTGGCTGTCTTCTGCTCAACGGTTGCCTGTGATGCCGTGTAATCGTTGTTTAACTTTCTGAATGAAGCAGTTGCCGGAAGCTTCTTCTGCACATAAGAATATGTCAATGTGCTTCCACCGCCTGATGGAGATACACAGTTATCAAACGGAAGCATCTGAAGGATTTCAGATTTCCTTAAGAAGATGTCCACAATCTGCTGTGAAACCTTGTCAGCCATGCCGACTTTCATTTCTGCTAATGTCATAGCCATAATAATTCACCTTTTTAACCTTTCTTATTTTGTTGTTGCTTCAAACTGCTGCTGAAGTGCTTCAGCAAGATCTTTGGGGTCTGTTCTTCCACGATCCCCTTCTGTTCCTGGAATTTTTCCGTCACCCAAAGGTTTATATCCATCACCACCCTTTGAGCCGGATTCAAACATTGTCGGAAACTGCGTTTTCAAACCGGAAAGCTTGTCAGCCCAACCCTTAATGTTGTCGTTTTCATCAAGTTCTAAGGTTTCGCCCTTTTCCTTCAGTTTTTCATTCAGCTTGAATGTCAGATAATCGACATCAACAGCCTTTTCAGACAGCAGCGCAACCTTGATTGCTGATTTGACCTTTGTTTCCTGAAGCTGTTTCTGAAGATCAGCAACCTGTGTTTCATAGCCTGTGATCTTGCCCTGCAATTCTTCATTGCCTTTGGTACCTTTCTTCAGATCTGCGATCAGATTATTTGCTGTTGTCAGTTCTGTATCTTTGCCGGAAAGCAAGTTGTTCAGTTTTTCAATTTCTGAATCATATTTTCCTTTGCTGACATATTCACCTTCAGACAGATCCGCATATCTCACATGCTTCAGCTTGTCCGGCTCCTTTGCATTGGCTTCATCCAGTTTTGCTTTTACCTGTGCATACAGATCTGCACCTAACAATTCCTCTAATTTCATAGTTTGTTCCTTTCCCATGCCGGAAACTTCCAACATGCATGACAGTTTTATATCCATATCATAGGGATGTATTTGGCACAGTTTTCACGTCATAAGCCGATATTTGGACATATAAAAAGCACCCTGTTTTCAGAAAGGATGCTTTTATGCTTTTTTCAATTTTCCTTGCTTCAGCAGAATCAACATTCTTGTGTTTCCTTCCGCTGTACCAACATTATTGATACCGTTTGCAGCACCAATCTTCTTTCTGAAGTTGATGTTGCTGTCAATCTTCAGATCCTGCAATGCTCTGACAATGCTGTCTGTATTCCCGGTATACTTCGGATAATACTGAACTGAAGCTGAAGCAGCTGCACATGCCTTTTTATACAGTGCCTGTTCTTCTTTCCTACGCTTCACAAGACCATTCAGAACCTTTCCACCTGCTTTGTTGTACAGAATAATTTTGTCACCGATCTGATCAATGGTCCTGCCATTGCAAAGTTTTTTCAGTTTGCCAGATCCGCAATTGTAGCGGAAGGACACAAGCGCATCAAACTGATTCTGATTGAATGGCTTGCCAAGCGCATTGACAGCCTTCACAGATGCTGCACAATCCTTTTTCAAAAATGCATCAGCCTGTGCCTGTGTGATCGTCATTCCCTGCCTTACATCTGCCCCATAGTGGCCATAACCAATTGTGAAATATTTTTCTGTAGCAACAGGCTTGTATGCTTTCAGCCTGCATCCTTCATACTTCTTGATCAGGTTGATTCCGTTTTGTGATATATCCATGATTATCTTCATCCTTTCAGCTGTTTGTATGCCTGATTTACACCTGTTGATGCCAGTCCGGACACAATGCCGACTGCAATTGCATTCAGAATGTCATGTGCCGGGAAATCAGGGATCACATACATACCGATCACACCAAGAATGCCACCTGATACACCTACAATCACAGGGATCCATTCATCATCAATTGCATTCATGCGCTTTGCTGCAAGTCCGATCAGATAAGTGATCACCACGATTGCAAGCACTGTTCCCATTGTTGAAATATCCATACCATTCACCTTCCTTTCATTTTTTTGCATATAAAAAGGCAGCCTATTGACTGCCCTTGTTATAGTATTAAATTTGCATGTTATCGTATATGCCAACGGCTGAACCCTTGCTGCCTGGCTATGTCAGCAGGTGGAATTGAACCACCTTTAACCACCTAGGTTGCCACGCATTAAAAAAGCACTCTGTGTAGGATGCTTTCATTCTTCCTCAAGTTCTCCCTCTACGGTTCCACTTTCAATTCCAATTTGTGATGCCATCAAAAGGACTTCTTTTCTGTCATTATTGCCACTTAAAATGAAGGATAGAAGTTTTTTTCTATCTTCTTGTGATTCACAATAATTGAAAATAAAGCTTACGAACTTTTCACTGTTTTTAATTTTTATTAGTTCATCATACAATGATTTATCAGTATCTGTTTTAACCTTCATACGCACCTTCTATTCATGGATGTTTGGTTTCTTCTTTTTACTAAGTATGTCATAGGTATATTTATCTTTGAATTCAATCAGATAATCATATCCCCCATGTTCCCATTCAAAGATTCCGTCTTCCATTTGCTGCTTAACATCACCTTTTACAAGTGAATCCCAAAGTGGATCATCATTTGGAACCTTCTTTGGTTTATGCTTCTTTGCAAAGAACTGAAGATCTAAGTCTATTTTACTATCTTTTGCAGTGTTTTCAAGCGGTTTTTTCTTGAAATATCCTTCTATCATTTTAACAATTTCATCAGGAACTTCTTTTGCTTTTGAACCGCCTTCCATATATGCCGCAAAATTTTCAGCCCATGCTTCAGACCTTTTTGAAACTCTGACATTTTGTGTGCTTCCTGCATACGCTGATATTTTCACTGACAATTCATCCATTTCCGGTGTTGCTGACAATGCTTTTGATAAAGCCTGATTTGTACTGAAATCAACAGCATGACCAAGTTCATGCGCAACAGTACCTGAATAGGTCGTTGTGGCATAATAGTCTTTATCTTTTTTCCATTTGATTTTATATCGCAAATTATCTTCTATCTGTTTTTTCTCAAATGCTTTTATATCACCGTTTTTCTTCAATAAAAGAGTATTTGTAGAATCATCATATTTTGCATACACTCCTGAAGGTATTCCACCAAACCGGACTTTCAATCCCGGTATAGTATCACCATTTTTCTTTTCAAATTCATCAATGATCTTAACAGCATCCCTTACAAAGTCACTGTTTGCACCTTCCATATCAATGAATTCCGTTTTTAAAGAATGATTAGCATAGTCCTTTAATTCTGATGCACCCATTGATGCAAAATCCACATTTCTTTGCTTTAGTTTCCTTTGAAGCAGTCTTTCTTTTCTTCTTGCAGCATAGTTAATTGTATCTTCATTATTCATCTTTTGTGCGCTGCTTCGGACACGCTCTGATTCCTTTGCGTACTTCATTTTGAATGAATTATAGTCTTTCGCCTTGATTTCAACAATTCCACCTGATTCCTGATCCCACTTTGTGAAATCATTACCTAAAGCCCATCTTGCACGCTGAAGCAGCACACACCTGCAATTGCAATCTTCAGCAGGATCACCAAAATCCCCCGGCTGCATGGCTGTCATGCCATTTACTTCAAACGGTTCATCCAGTTCCCGGATCTGTCCGTCAAGCTTCCTGTGGGAATCCCTTGTCCTTCCATCAAGCGTGGAATCCCACTGCTTGACCACATCCGCACCTTTTTCCTTTGCCTTCCACTGTGCATCCGCTGTAGCCTTGTTCTGAATCCGATGTGCTTCTGTCCGGGCAATCCTTGCAGCATTGTTTTTAGGGATGTTGGAAAAGCTTGCAATGTTCCTTGCTATTTCTCCATAAGTTGCAGCATTTGAGATCCCCCGGCTGATTTCCGCTGCAATCTGCTTGGATAATCTGCTTGTATCTTTTCCAAGTGCTGCATATAAGCCTTCAGAAAGCTTTGTTTCGTGCTGTATGGCAATCACAACCTGTTTCTGGTCAATAGGTACTACAATGGGTATTCCCTGCCCCTGCATGTCATACATGGTTCCAATAAAGCCATCCTCATATGCTTTTGTAAGGTATTCAGAAACAGTTGTAAATTCATTTGAATGCAATGATTCAAGAATACCTTCAACCTGCTTCTTCAATGCTTTCTGATATTCTACTTGGTATATAACATTTTGTAGATTTGCATCATCCCTTGCCATCAATTTTTCAATCTTATCATTGATTTCAAAAATGGCATCCTGATAGTTTGCTTCAAGCTTCTTCAGGACTGCTTTTTCATTATCAAGGAACGATTGCTGTATTTCCTTTTGCCTTTTATTCATTTACAGCATCACCTTCTGTTAAAACGCCATTTAATGCATTCTGTGCATCCTGTGCTGCCTTGTATGCTTCATCAGGATCAGGAAGCTTGTCTTTGATTCCATCATAGTCAATGTCAAGCTGATCACAGATCAGCTGCATCAGTGTTTCATTGTCAAGCTGTGCAGCAAGTGAAAGCAGTGTATTGATTTCAGCCTGCTTTGCCTGTGCTTCTGTCAGCTTGATTTGTGCATTCTCCTGTGCATTTGACATGATTTCATGCTCAAAATCAATATAGACATCCTTCATCTGATAATCAGTGCCATTCTGATCATTGATTTCTGCAATGACAACTTTGATGATCTTCCGCAAAAACTGCTTCAGTCTGATTTCAAGCTTGGAACACTTCAGATCAAGAAGTGAATATGCAGCCTTGATTGCAATGTTGGTTGTGGCTGCTGTGTCCTTCAGCCCGGCTGTATTCAAGCCCATTCCAAAACGATAGATATTCTTTTCATCAAGATTCAGCTTTGCTTCTCTCGCCTGATATGGCACATCAACTGTCTTGACTTCCACACCGCCATCTTCATCAACACCTATGATTTTCTTTGTTTTCAGGTTTGTTTGAAGTTCATCAAGGTTGTCACCCTGGAATCCTTTCACAACATGAATCGGTGTGTCAAAATCAACAAGGTTATTGGAAAGGCTTGATGCCATCAGATCATAATCATCAATCAGATCCTTGACTGTTTTCAGGCTTGAAAACTGCTTTTTGTTGTTATCCAAACGAAAGAAAGGAATGAAGCCGAATCCTTTGTAATAGATAGCTGCATCCCCTTCCTTTTTGTACAATGTATGTGGTTTTGGATTGATTTTTTCAGCATCATTTTTCTTGATTTCACCATCATTACTCTGAACATAGTAATATACTGTTTCAGCATCCCACACCTGAATCCGCTTGATCTTCTTATTGCCTTTGTCTATCCGGTCAATGTACCAATAGATCACATAAGCGCAACCATCATCTGTGTCCTTATCCCGGACTTCAACAACACCAATACTGTCAGCACACATAAATGACAGCCTATTGTATTCATTTTTGTATGCATACATGTATTCAAAGCCTTTTGCCTGACAGCCTGTGATTACCTCTGACAGTTCAGCGGTGAAATCCTCGTTATCATTGAAATATGAATCAAGTTCTGCCTGAAGTTCAGGATTGTCAGATTTGATAAATCCATCTTTGCCGGAAAGAATATACTGCACAGCCTGATCAACCAATTCAGTGAAGAATGGATGGGGAATCTTGATGTTGCTTCTCGTCTTATCTTCTACAAGTTCACCATCTGCATTGTAATAGAATAGCCTGTACTGTTTTATATCATGATCACCTTCATAGTATGCCTGACCTCTTCTTGCAAAAGCCTTCTTTTCTGAAGTTGAATCATCTGTTATAAATCGCTTTATTTCTTCAGTTGACAGCATTTACTTATTTCCTTTCTTACGTTTCGGCAGGTGGTGTTTCACACACATCTGCATCTTTAGTACATCCATTTCTTCTGCTTTCTCCATCCTTCAACACCATAACGCAAGGCAGCCATTGCATCATCTTGGAATGGAACAGGTTCATCCAAGTATTCCCCGGTCTTTTCGTCATGCTTCCACTTCCATTGCTGCAATTCCTTGATGGTATTCACACAAGATGGATCAACAACAATCCGGTGCTGCTTCAGATAATCAATCTGTGCCTTCACAGATCCCTGTGAACCGCCTTTGTCAACACCCCTTGCCCTGTAGCCTGCCTTCTGCCACATCTTGATTCTGTCCGGCTCTGCGGAATCACACCACATTTGCTTTTTGGTGGGGACATCAATGTCCTTTGCAAGTTCTATGATTTCAGCTGTGTCTTTCTCAAATACATAGATTTCTTTCGTGATATAGATCACATCATCCTTGATACCTAGCGGAAGAATTGCATTTGCGTGATTGAAACCAAAGTCCTGACCAATCGCAAAATCATCATAGTCAGCCGGGTTCTTGGAACACTCACCAACTTCCCAATTATGCAAGATCAGACCGCCAATTTCTCCCCATTCACCAAGACCGTATATCTGATAGCCTTCAGGATCAACGATCTTTCTTCTTTCCATACGCTGCCTGTAGGCATCATCTATGAATCTATTGCCAAGGTATGTGCTGTGGTGTGTCAGTACGTTTGGATCTGGGATATCAAAAAAGACCTTCTTGATCCAGTGATTCTTATTCACCGGATTGAAGGTCATTCTGATCTGATAAAATTGTCCTTCAGGAAGTTCACCACGCAAACGGTCATCAATGATTTCAAGATCAGCCTGTGTCAGTTCTGTTGCTTCCTCACACCATACATCTGTAAGCTTTCCACGTTGGAACGTGATTGATTTCAGCTTTTCACGCTGCTTATCATCATTCATTCCCCTGAATATGATCTGATTGCCATTTGCCCGGCAGGTAAGCTTCAGTGGTGACATATTGATCTGCCAGTACAGATCAGCCTTGTCACCGAACATCCGGTATATAGCCCCGGTCAGTTCTGCAAAGGTGCTATCTCTGTTTGTTATATCTGATTTACGGATGCAGACAAGGTTCCTGCCTTTATCCTGCATCAGTCGCAAGATATAATTCTGTGCAGTATCAACAGATTTTCCGGATCCGGCTGATCCTTTCATGACAATGTACCGCTTCCGGCTCCTGTCTACTTCTTTAAAGCAAGGATTCATTTGAACACTTATGTTCATAAGCAATCAGCTTCTTGGAATGCCCTGAACAGTTTTGGTGACTGAATAGCGATCCAATCAGTGATTGTTTCATCCATTCCCCAACAGTTTGTGCTTCCGCTGTTATTCCACATGCCTGATTCATATAAAAAAGCATGGATAATTTCATGCCTTAACACCTTTTTTCTGTATGAATCCAAATCCATCACAGAATTTCTGTCAGATTCAAATTCTGCTATTTTGATTGTATGAATGCTCTGATCCATGCAACCATCAGCACCTTCCGGCATCTTTTCATCCGGTACATCAAAATGTATTGTGTATAGCGTTCCTAAAATATCAACGGTCTTATCTTCCATCATTCTTCATCACCATAATCAATGCTTATGTTCAGTTCCATGTCTGCATCCAGTTCAACCTTGTCTTTGAACATACCAAGATGCTTTCCTAACAGTTCAAGATTTGCCTTTTTATCGCATAGCCGGACTTCTCTTTCTGTTCCGAATTCTGTAGGCTTAATCTTTACTGACTGAATGCAGGCAAGATCATCCTTTGTTGCTGTCTGCTTTACCTGTGCAGTGTCAAGATCAATTACATCATCTATGTTCACGAATGCCATCTTTGCAATTTCCATCAGCACCCTGTCTTGATTGATTCCGGTTCTTTTTGATCGTTCTGCCATTTCTCTTGCGATCTCGTTTTGAACCTTGACAATTCTTAACATTCTTGATGCCTGTTGTTCTGCTGTATTTGGTGAATATCCTGCCCTTATTGCAGCCTGTTTTGCATTAAGGTCTATAAGGTATTCATCACAGAACCTTTGCTGCTTGGCTGTAAGTTTAGCCATCACAATCACCACCTTACAATATAAAAGCCCACCGGGTAGGAGAAACAGCACCCCGGCAGGCATGAAAAAAGGCACTGCCACTGTGGACAATGCCTTTAAACACCTTTTTCACTTTATAAATTATCATAGATTTATAGGAATAAACACCCTTTCTTTATAAATTTCACAAGTAAATGTGCAAATTCAATGATCTTTTCATGTAAATAAAACAGCTTAAATGAAATCGTATCCCTTAATTGACATTTGTATAAAACCTGCTCAGCAGGTGTCAATTTATCTATAAATTCCTTTTCACCCATTGAATCTATGTATTTTTCAAGTATTTCATATGCTCCCATATCATTACCTTCTTTCATCCATGTTGTCCTGATTGCTGACAATACCGCCTGCTTTCACAATCTCGATTGCATGTTCATAACTTCTCGCTTTCTCTTTTCCTAAATTACTGTCGTATGCATTCTCCCAAAACTTTCGCTCATTTTCCAACTGTTCTACAACCTTATCTACATCATAAGCTGTTGGTTGCTCCATAACTGTTGATAATGTTTCTCTTGCTCTCATATCAACAGGAATATGATTTTTTGTGTATAAATAGCTTAAATCTTTGATCAAAGTATCGGCATCAATCAATCTCATTTTCATCACTCCAATCTAATTTTTGACCACAGTCACTGCAATATAAACCAACATTACACTTGTTCCTTAAATCTCCCTTCTCGTAACAAACAGG